GCCGACGCGCGCCGCGGCGAGCGCCACATAGAGCATCTTGGCCGCGGCGCTGAACGGCGGGTTGCTGACGACCCAATCGACCTGGCTCGCGTTCGTGACGGCGCTGGGATCGAGGAAATCGAAGCGCTCGATGCCGAACAGCTCGCCGTCGCGGCCGTCGTCGGTCGGATAATTGTAGACGTCGGTCGCGCGCACCTTGGGGAAGAACTCGCCGAGCACCGTCGACATATGGCCGAGGCCCGCGCAGGGCTCCCATACGGAATTGTAGGGCGCGGAGCGGCGCAGCGCATGCACGAACAGCGCCCGCGTCGCCCAGGGCGGCGTCGGGAAGAACTCCAGCCGCTCCCACGGCTTCGGCTCCTTGAGCTTGCCGCGCTTACTTGCCATCACCGACGTGTGTCCGCCAGCCCCTTGCGTCTCGCTCATGCGTCCCTCTCCACTTCGGCGATGAATTCGCTCGGCAGCCGCTCGCGCCAGGCCAGCATCAATTTCAGCGCGCGCGCGACGGCGCGCATGGCGGGATGGCGCGAGCGCATCATGCCGACGTCGGCGATCGGCCGCTTGACGTGGCCGGCGAGGATCGCGCGCTCCAGGTTGGCGGCGTGCTGCTCGCGCTCGGTGGAAATGAGCTGCGCCTCGTCGGCGAGGTCGGCGATGTTCACGACGCCTCTCCGTATCGGGCTTCCAGCCGCGCGGCGCGGCGGGCGCGATCGGCGGCGAGCTTGCGGCGCCGGTAGATCAGGAAGGCGGTTTTCGCGGCGCCGTGCAGCGCCTTGCAGCGCTCGAAGGCGATGTGGCCGGGCGGCGTGCCGATCTCCTCGCGCGCCAGGCGCGCGTAATGGGCGCTCTCGGCGGCGATGGCGTCGTAATCGGCCTTGGCGCGCGCCGCCTTGAATTCCCACGCCTCGGCCTCCGCCAGGGCGCGCTCCGCCGGCGAATGAAGCCGCGCCAGCGCCTTCAGCGCCTCGCGTCCCATTTCGTCGACGGTCGGCATTTACGGCCGGCTCCACAGCGTTTCGAACTCGGTTTCAAAGCCCTTCACCAGCGCGGGATCGTCGGTCAGCAGCAGATCGTTGTCCTGCCGCTTCTCGCCGCTCGCCGACAGGTTGGCGGCGCCGAAGCGCAACAACCTGCCGTCGCGCGCGTACGCCTTGAGGTGCATCCAGGCGCCGCGCTTGTTCGATTTGGCGAACACGGTCGGCTCGGCGAGCAACCTGGCGAGCGCCGTATCGACGGTCGGCCCGCGCGAGCGCTCCTGGCTCGGCTCGCGGAACAGGCGTATCCGCACGCCGCGCTCGGCGGCGAGCGTCATCGCCTCGATCACGGCGACGTCGCTCAAGACATAGGCGGCGACGTCGAGCGTCTCGCCGGCGCCGTCGATCGTCTCGACGTCGATTTGCTCCAGGTTCTCGGCGGGGCTGTAGTGGAGTTCGAGACGCGGATGCGCCTCGTCGGCGAGCGCCGGGCCGAGCGCGAAGAGCGCGGCGGCGATGAAGAGAAATCGTCTCATCTGATGTGCCCTCCGCGGCGCAGTTGAGACAGCGCCGATGCGGCTATGCGGTTCGTGAGGTCGCATTCGTCGGCGATCGCGATCATCTCGCTCGTGCCGAGCCGCTTCACGGCCGCGAGCACGCGCGCGTTGAGAGAGCCCGGCTTCGGCGGCGGCGAATAGTCTGGCGGCTTGCGCTCCGTCTTCGCCGCCGGCGCGGGCGCCGAGCCAGAATTCTGGCTTTCCGCATCGCCCGGCAGATCGGTGAACTCGATCTCCGGCCATAGGCACTCGCTGACGCCGGTCACGACATTGACCGCCTCGCCGGCGTCTTCGATGCTCTCCAGCGTGATCTCGATGCGCGCCGTCCCGGCGGCATGGTCGATCGTCGTCACCGCTTTCATGCTTTTTCCCTCTGTTTGGCGAGCGCCGCCCGCAGCCGTCCGCCCAGCCAGCCGGCGAGCCGGTTCCAGTCGTTGGCGGAATAATGCGCGAAATCGTCGGGCAGCCCGCGCCGCTGCGCGTAGGCGCGCACGTCCTCGGGCCAGATCGAAGCGTGTTGAAACGTCGGCCGGAAGCCGCCGAGCTCCTGGAGTTTTACCGCGCAGGCGTGCGCGACCGCGCGCTTGCGCAGCCAGGCGAGGTCTTTGCCCTCGCGCTCCGCGTCGCGCCGGTCGGGCCAGACGATTTTCGCTTCGCGCGCCAGCCACGCCTTCATCCCCTCGATCGCGCGCGTCGCGTCGGCCGGGTCGGTCAGGAAGCGCGTGTGAGGCAGCCCGGTCTGGCGCGCGACGAAGGCGAGCATCGCCGCGTCGTCTTTATGTTCGACGACGCCCAAATGCCAGCCGGCGATCCAGAACGCCTGGAGAACCTTGGCGTAGCGCCCGCTCGCCGTCTTGGCCGGAGATCGCCCCGGCGTTCGCGCCGGTCCGGCGAGGCCCTTCAGCTCCTCGATCAGCGCGCCGGCCTGGCGCGCGTCGAGATCGGTCGAGGAAACGACTTTGAAGCGCGCTTTCAACAGCCCGCGATAGTCGGCGTCGGTCAGGCCGAGATTGCGTTGCAGCGCGTGGATGGCGCGGGTCTGGGCGACGTTGATCATTTCGACGCCGCTTTCTCGCGCGCCGCGGCCGCGAGCGAATTGACGAGTTCGAGCGCATCGTCGGCGACATAGGAGGCGATCTGTCCGTCGCGATCGCGCAACAGCAGGACCGCGATGGCGACGAGAACCGCCGCGCCAAGGGCTCCCCACGGCGCCCATCGCGACAGCAGCGCCCCGGCGGCGACCAGGAATCCGATCGCCGAGAGAAGAGGCAGGGGCGCCCTCACGATGCGCCTCCCGCGATTTCCGCCTCGAACGGCTCGACGGCGAACATCTCGCCCGCCGAGCCGATGCTGACGCCAGGCACGAGCCGAGCCTTGTCCGGCTGGGCGAGCATCGCCTCCTTGTCGATTTCCTCCTTGGCGCGAATGAACGGCAGGCCGAGCGTCTTGATCGCCGCGAGCACCAGCTCGGCGCCCTTGATCGTCACCTTCGGCGGCGCAAAGCGCCATTCGACCCTGCCGGTTCCGAGATCGGCGAATTTGCGTTTGCCGTTATCGGTGAGCGCGGCGCGGTTGGCCTCGCACCACGTGCGCAAGCCCTCCGTGAGCTGGCGGATTTCCTCGGCCAGCGGCGCCGCGCAGGTCTGCGCGTCGTCTTTCAACCGCACGATCGCGTCGTTCATGTCGGCCTCGAACCGCGCGATCGCGCGCGAGTGCTCGCCGATGCGGCGGACGAACGAAGCCGCTTCCTCGCGGCTCTGCGGCGCGGGCGCGCCGGCCCTGGTCTTAGCTTTCGACGGTTTCGACATTGTCCACTCCGAGGATCGAGAGAAGGGAATTGAAGGCGCGCTCGCATTGCTGGAGGGCGCCGCGTTCGCGCGAGGTGAAGCGGAACGATTCCGCCTCCTCGCAGGCCGCCTCGTAGGCGCGAGCGGCCTGCATCAGCGGCGAGAGCGGCGCCGCGGGCGGCGCGCGCCGAAAGGTCAGATAGGCGGCGCCGAGCGCGGCGAGATCGCCGATCGCGACGAGCCCCGCCTCGCGCGGACTCTTGACCAGGCGCAGCGCCGTCACTTTCGGGTCGGCGGTGCTCGCCAGCCTGACGCCGTGAGCGAGCGGCAGGCTGGCGAGGACGCGGATTTCGAGTTCGACCGCGACGACGAGTTCGGCGAACTCTCTTGCCTCCGAGAGCCGCGCGGCGACGCCCTCGATCGCCGCCTCGACTTCGGCGGCGTCCTCGATGATCAGCGCGCCGATCTCGGCGGCGTCGGCTTGCGTGAGGCCGCGCGCGAGGTAGCAATAGACGCGGCGCGCCTCCCGCGCCGCATCGTCGGCGCCGAGCCGCACGCGCGCCTGCGGCAAAGCGAAACGCTCGGCGACGGCGCCGAGCACCGCGGCGAGGGGGACGTCTCTCATTTGACGCCCTCCCTCGGCCGAAACGCGAGGAGTTCCGCCGAACGCAGCCTTGCCGTCGTCGCCTCGAGCCGCTTCGCCATGCCGGCGAGCGCCTTGGCCTCGCCCGAGGCGGCGCGGCAGAGGTCCTCGAACGTCCCCGGCGCCGGCGCGGAATCTTCGAGCAGCCGCGCCTGCGCCTGGAACGAGGCGAACAGGCCGTCGAACGCTTCGACCGCCTCGGCCGAGAGGGTCACGCCGATGATCGTCGCGGAGCGCCCGAATTGGCGACGGAACTCGCCGATCTGCTGCGAGAGGAGGTCAGACATCGCCGCCCTCCTTCTTCAGCCGCGAATGCTCGCAGCCCGACCGGCAGGCGCGATAGAGCTTCGCCCGCATCGCCGACGTGGCCGAATGCTTGAAGCGCTGCTCGGCGATGCAGCGGTCGCGCTCGATCTCGCCGAGGATCGGGCACTCGACGACGGCGCCCATATAGGCGCCGCGCACCTTCGCCTCGACCTTGCCGACGTCGCCCTTATAATGGCCGAGCACGACGCCCGAAATCACGGCGACGGAATAGTCGAGACGCTGCGCGACGTCGGATGCGCTCGAACGAACGCATTCCTCGGCGAGACGGATGACCCAGTCCGGCGGCGCCTCGCCCCAGCCCTTGCGGGCGTTGGCGAGGAAGTCGGTCTTGCGCGAGCCGTTAACGTTAACGCCCGCGGGCGGGGAAAAAAGGGGAGCGTTCACGAGACGGCCTCCGCCTGTTCGATGCGACGGCCGCGTGTCGCGACGCGCGGCGGTGTCGGGCCGGTGTTGGCGCTCGGCCGCAGCCGCCAAACCTTCTCGGCGCCCCCGTTCCGCTTGTTGACGCCGGCGAGGCGCAG